GATTGTTACTATTAGGTGCCGGACCTGTAATAATAGTTTCACCTACTGTCGGGTCATTACCCATTTGTAGTGTTGGTCCATCTATAGTATAACCTGGCTCGTAAGCAGTCATCTCTATAGCAGGTAATGCAATAGTACCATCGCTGTTTAGAGTGAACGAGTAAGAGCCATTAGTAAGACTACTACCACTAGTTGTTGTCACGTATGAATCAATGTCGTTCATATACTCTGGTTCGCCTGGGCTACCAGTAAATGTATCTGTTAATGTCCAAGTGGCACCACCGTCGGTAGATACAAACATTTCTTCATCGTCGTTGCCAGCATAAAATTTACCGTTCGAATAGTGTAATGCGTCAATGTATTGTCCGTGACTAAATGTTAGTGTACCTGATACAAATGAGCCAAGCCCAGAAGAATCAAACGCTGTACCCATATTAGCATTCGTATATAAAAAATTGTTATTGTCAACATAGTATGTTCCGTTGTAGTCCGATGGAGTACAATTAGACAACACAATCTTTTCATTGGTTAAGGCAGTTTTAGTACCAAATGTAATAGTTGCCGTACTTGACTGGGTAATATCAAAATCTGTTGCTGTATATGGCTTAGGAATGCTTACAAACGGACCGTTTGGAATAGCAGGCCAGTATAGTATCTGACCGTCATTAGTAGACATCATAATTGTTGTGATACCGTTGTAATCACCAAACACAACTTCTGATACATCCGGTTCGTAGTTTATTGTACTGACAAACATACTGCCTGTATCTGCAAGCGTAAATTCACTGAATACCCCAGATGTTGGGTTTGCGTTGGAATTTTGATACCAAGCGTCTTGAGAACTACTATTAGTCTGCATTATATGCCAGCCAGTAAAGAATCCAGCGGCAGCATACGCTATTTTTGTAAACGATTGGTCTAATCCAAATCCACTGAAATCAATCCAGTTAGTCTGCCCCATTGATGTTGTAATATCTGTAGTGTAGAACGCACCTAGGTTGTTATCGCTGGTAATTAGAAGGAATCCAGTGCCGTTGGTTTCAATGTCATAGAATGCCGCATTGGCTGTATATCCACTGCCACTATTAAATGCGGCAAGGAAACCACTATCAAGAGACACAGGTGTCCAACTTGTTCCGTTAGAACTATATAGTATAACTGGTAGGTTATCAGTGTTGCTACCTACTGCTACAAATTTTTCAATGCTGGCAAAATATTTTACTTGATTAAAACTAAAACTGTCAAAACCAGTAACTTCAGTCACCGTTCCCGGAGTAGATGTTGATGCGTACCATAATGCTCCATTATTACCATTACTTACATCAACAGCGTTAGCAGTATATACAATCATATCAGGGCCAACAGCAACTCTGCCTACTCCAAGCATATTAGTTGTATATTCTGTCCACGATAAGCCGTCGGAGGAAGTAAATGATCTGCCATCAGAGTTAACAGCAACATATAATGTTGAAGTACTACCACCACCACTTTGTCCAGTGTAGGCTGTTGTTTGTATTGTACCGTCTGGGAATGTTAGGCTACCGTCGTTGTTAAAACGCCAAGTTGAAGTATCTTCACCTGCTTTAATAGTTACACCATTGCCGCCGCTGACACGTAGAGCGTTACTATCCTCGCCCTCGTCTTGATCAATGTAACCATAACTGAACCAAATTTGGCCGCCGTCTGGCATATCTATATTAGGTCCATTTAGTACAAACTCATTATCACCGCTGGTTAATCTGTCTCCGCTTCCACTACCGCCGCCAATTTCACTAGTGGCATCTGAATCTTCCGGATCTTCTGCTTCGTTTTCTTCTCCTGGATTAATAACTTTTGTGGCGACAAACTTCCCGCCGACGTTAGTAAGTTTAATATTATCAAGATAGATACTGCCGCCTGCGGTATAAACGTGACGCCATTGTTTTGTTGGACTACCTAGGTCGTAGGTGTTATCTGCGCTAGGAATAATGTTAGTGGATGGATCATAAATGCTTGGTAACAATGACCATATAGTTGAACCATCACCAATTTTTAAAATATTGTTAGTGGTGTCATATCCCGGTTCACCTTGCGCCAGTACTGGATCTTCTAATGCCCAGTTAGCCGCTGTGTCTCTTCTTAATTTAATCTGCGTTGCCATTGTTAATCCTCATTAATATGTTGTTGCGGCATTTCCGCCATCAATCAAAACTGTCAAATTTAACTTATTGTCTTCGTCTACGTATGTGGCTGTTATACCGTTGTGTGTACCATTAGTAAACATTGCTGCCGCATAATCTTGGGCTAATTCTTGTAATTCAGCCGCAGAACCTTGCCCTGCTAGAACATATAATTCTTCAAAATTTTGATTGGTTTTGTTAAAGGCATCGCGTAAAGTATCGCCGTCTTTGGCGTTTAACGCTGTTCCGATGTTAATTGTTTGTATGGCCATAATTTCGTCCCAATAAGCTCGCTTCCAGTATTTATCGCTACGATAAATATATTACTATGCCAAGATTAAGCCTTTACAAACCCGAAAAATCGCAGGATTACAAGTTTTTTGACCGCACAGTCTACGAGATGTTTCAAGTAGGCGGTGTAGACGTCTACGTACACAAATACATAGGCACAGACGACGGTTCTGTGGTCAAAGATCATACACAAATTCAGGATCTACTGTTCCTAGAAAACAGAGATAGAAAATACAGCGACGATATCTACACACTTCGCGGGCACTATCAGGTACAGGACATTGATTTTAACCTCAGTCAATTTGGGCTTTTCTTAAGCAACGATACAATTTTTATGACTGTTCACATCAATAATAGTGTGGACTTACTAGGTCGTAAAATCATGGCGGGAGATGTTATAGAACTACCCAACTTAAAAGACGAGCATGCCATGAACGACTATGCCACTGCTTTGAAACGCTTTTATGTAGTAGAAGAAGTTAATCGTGCCGCAGAAGGTTTTTCAGCCACTTGGTATCCGCACTTGTATCGTGTAAAATTAAAGAGCATAGTAGACAGTCAAGAATACAAAGATCTGCTGGATCGTCCAACAGAGTCTGACAATTATGCTGGGGAGTGGAGCCCTAATATGAACTACTATCCTGGGCAGGTGGTAAAATACAAAGGCACGCTCTACGAAGTAACGCAGGAAGTTGTGGGCAATATTCCTGGATTAACTGAAACTACGATCGAACCCACAGTTACAGATGCCTGGGCAGACTATTATACAGTCAGCACCACCGATACTCTTAGAGATCTAATGAGTACCTATGAAAAAGAAAAGGCAATTAATGATGCAGTTGTAGCAGAAGCAGAAGCAGATGCTAAGAAAAGTGGCTACGAAACTAGTCATTTTTATACAGTTAAAGTTGATCAAAGTACTGGCACAGTTGATTTAACGTTGGTAACATCTGATACTGATATTTCCGTAGATACAAATGTAAGTTCTAGTCCTTTACCTTTAAAAGATGGTTACACTGGATACCTATTAGGCGACGGTATTGCTCCTAACGGTCCAATAGTCGACACTACTGATATCACTATTCCAGAAGGACAGGTAGATGCACAGTTTGGATTTGGTATACAGTTCCCGAGTACTGCCAGCACTGGCGATGTATTTTTAAGAACAGACTTTTTACCTAATCGCATGTTTAGATACGATGGTCGAAGATGGGTCAAACAAGAAGATAATGTACGTATGACTATGAGCAACAGTGACGATACACGTCAGACACAGCGTACTGGATTTGTTAATAATACTCAGAAGTCAGGAATTAATCAATTGGCCACCGATGTTGTTTATATCGACTTGCTTGGAGATCCAATTTGGGAAAGCGGCAGTATCACACAAGATTTACAAATTACAACAACGTCTGTGTTTATTCAGACCAACGTTGCATACAATAAAAACTATCTAGTCGAAGTATGGTTAGATGAACAGAGTAAAGCAACAAAGATTACTACATCCGAAGTCAGCGGTGCATTAGCATTCACTATCGGACACCCTGTACAGGATAATTCTGTAATTAGATATACAATCTATGACAAGGTAGTAACACAAAGACAGAGCCTTAGTAAGGCTCTTAGACCACAGGCGGACAACTAATGCAATGGTTTTATGACGGCCAAATAAGGCGATATATTGGACAGGTAATCCGTATGTTAAGCGGATTTAAGTATCAAACAGGTGACGGAAAACAAATTACCGTGCCTGTAATCTACGGCGATATGACTCGTCAAGTAGGTCAAGTAATCAAAGACAATTCAGAAAATAAACTGCCCAGCGCACCTCGTATAGCAGTCTACATTACTGGCTTGGCTATGGATAAAACTCGCTTAGGTGATAGTACTTTTGTTAGCAAAGTGCATATTCGTGAACGAGAATATGACGATGTCACGGGCGAATATACTGCTAAACAAGGTAATAATTTTACTGTTGAGCGACTAATGCCAACACCATATAAGCTCACTCTTAAAGCAGATATATGGACTACAAACACAGATATGAAACTGCAAATTATGGAGCAGATTCTAATGTTGTTTAATCCAAGTTTAGAAATACAAACAACAGATAACTTCCTAGACTGGACTAGTTTAAGTGTTGTAGAACTAACAGATATCACCTTTAGTTCTAGAAGTATTCCTGTAGGTGCTGAAACAGAAATTGATGTAGGCAGTTTAACGTTTGAAACTCCTATATGGATCAGTGCTCCTACTAAAGTTAAGAAATTAGGTGTAGTAACAGATGTATTAATGAATATCTTTGATGCTACAGGTAATTTAACACCAGATTTTGTCAGCGGCAAGCCAGCGGCAGTAGAATTTAATAACGTTGCGGGCTACGGTATATTAGTTTATAACAATAAATTAAGTTTATTAAAGGGCAGAGAACCTTTATTAATCGACGATGCTGCCGATTCGGTGTTTACTAAAATAGGTGCAGATATAAGTTGGAATTTTATATTTGAACAGTACCCTGGTAAATTTAGAACAGGTGTTAGTCAAGTGTTTTTAATTCAAGACGACGGTAATCAGATAGTGGGCACTCTCAGCGAAGACGCAGACGATAGTACAATATTACACGTTAATTGGGACCAAGATACATTCCCAACTAACACACTGATAGCCAATGCTAATAATTCTGTTCTTAGAGGATCTGTAGATGCTATTGTTGACCCAACAAGATTCAATCCACGTCCAAGATTACCAGGTGGCGCATTAGATTGGCCCGACATGACCAATGGTCCTATTAGATACATTATTTTAGAAAGCATAGGCGACACTATTAATGATGATGGACCAGACGGGTGGAAAAATCAAGACGGCACAGACTTCTATGCCGAAGCAAACAGTATTATAGAATGGGCAGGTACACACTGGGAAGTAGTATTAGACCCTGCGGATCCTGACCTAGTAGGCACACCTGTATATATTACCAATCTTAGAACCGGTATACAATACAAATTCTTAGACGGAGAATGGACAAAATCATTCGAAGGCGAATATCGAAAAGGGCACTGGCGTTTGATATTCTAAACTAAGTAAGTGCATGAAAGAACAGATAGTCTGCTCTGGCGCACTTTTCTATGCCAAAAACACTAAACGATTCCTACTGCTACAAAAAGCAGAAGGCAAACACGCGGGCACATGGGGGTTAGTTGGCGGCACTAACGTCGAAGGCGAAACTGCATGGCAAGGGCTTCAACGAGAAATCGAAGAAGAAATTGGTTCTGTTCCAAAAATAATCAAAACAATTCCTATAGAAACGTTTGTTAGTAATGACAGCGTTTTTAATTTCCACACCTACCTTTGTGTTATAGAACAAGAATTTATTCCTGTACTAAGCAAAGAGCACAATGGATGGGCATGGTCAACTGTAGATAGTTCTCCTAAACCTTTACATCAAGGTTTGCGTAGCAGTTTTAGCAACAAAACTATCAGAACAAAATTACAAACTATTTTTGATATTGTAGAGTTAATTTAATGTGGCCCATCCATCACCAAAAACCACCAAACGAACCTTATATTTGGATTAAGAACGTTTTTACTGACGAAGAAATTGCACGTATTATTGCTATTGGTAAATCTAAGCCGTCTGTAGACGGTGGTGTCGAAAATAAAGATCAAGATGCACAATGGGCAAGACGTAGTAAAATCTCGTGGATAGGACCAGATGCTTCCACTGTTTTTATTTTTGAACGCTTAACAGATGCTATTACAAAAGTAAACAAGGCATTTTACGACTACGAATTAACCCAGATAGAAGATTTACAATTTTCCGAATACGACGAGTCTTATCAGGGTATGTATAGAAATCACACAGACGACGGATATGATTCAAATCATTATAGAAAATTAAGTTTTACTCTACAATTATCAGACCCGAGCGATTATGAGGGCGGTGATTTAAATATCTATCGCTTTAAATTAGACGAACCAATGACAGTGAAAAAAGAAAAGGGTATGTTGGCAGCATTTCCTAGTTGGTCTATTCACGAAGTAACGCCGGTTACCAAAGGAACACGTTATACACTAGTAGGATGGGTACATGGGCCAAAGTTTCGTTAACATTAAACCGGTGAATTTATGGCCTACCACTGTGTATGTTTCTGAAATACGCATTTTAGATATGCCTAGTATGATTTCTGAAATTTATAGACTACAATCCACGGAGTCTGCTGTTAAAAAATCAAACTATGGTGGCTGGCAAAGCGAAGTAAATTTATTTGACAATCCTGCGTTTGCTCAATTAACTGATGAAATAGCCAGTACTGTGTTTTGGTTGTTTAATAAAAATATCTCTATCAAACAAATGTGGGCCTGTGTTAACAAGCACAAAGATTTTAATGTAATTCACGCACATGGTAATGAATATCACCTAAGCGGCGTATTTTATTTGAAAGTTCCCGTTGACTCGGGTAATATATGCTTCAGAGATCCGAGGCCAGCGGCTATTAATTCCACTACAAATAGAATTTTTAATCAGGGTGATAGCGAAAATTTTATTCCCTATGAAACGGAATTAATATTGTTTCCGTCATTTTTAGAACATTTTGTCATGCCCAACGAGTCACAAGAAGATCGCATTTCCGTAAGTTTTGATCTAGTCTTTGGAGAATAATCATGTGGATGAATGACAAAATATTAATTATAGATAATTTTTACAAAGATCCTGACAAAATACGAAAGTTTGCTCTTAATCAAGAATTTAAAAATTGTAAAGAAGCCAATGCAGGAGGCAACTGGCCTGGGCGAAGAACAAGTTTCTTACACAATCTTAATCAAGAATTGTCCGACGAATTTCATAATGCGTTTCTTGGAAATTTATTAGAAAATAATCCTATAAAATACGGCGGATATATTGAAACAAATTTTCAACTGTGCTACGAATCCGATGGAGATTCTTGGGTACACTACGACACGCCCACGTGGCATTGTACTCATGTTGGTGTTGTGTATTTGCATCCAAATCCTCCTGATAATTCAGGAACTTTGTTTTACAAATTTAACGAAGAACACAGACAAGAGTTTGAAGAATATGCCGCACGTAATAATCATTTGTGGTTTAAATTAAATCGAGATCAGGACAGCAAAGAATTTCATAAATTTTTTAAACAGACAATGTCTATACCTAACGTATATAATCGTGCTATAATTTATGGACCAAATGCTTGGCACAAATCGGATAGGTATTTTGGTTCAACGCCTGAGACGGGTAGACTATTTCAACCATTTTTCTGTAACCTTAATTTTATATATGATGAACAAGAAACCTAAATTAGCCATATACGGGGATAGTTTTTCAGATCCGTCGTGGGTACAAAACGACTATTTGTCGTGGCCTGAGATGTTAGAACAGAAATACACTGTCAAAAATTATTCTCTTACAGGTTCTAGCATGTGGTGGAGTTATGATAAATTTTTAGAAACTCACGCCAGTTACGATTTGGCAATATTTGTGGTAACAGTTCCGGGCAGAATTCATGTAGAATATAACAATAAGCATTTGAATTTAAATCCTAGTACATGGCCAGTATGGGATGGCATTAACATTGGAGAAATGTATTTTAGGTACTTTTATTCCAGCAAACGAGAAACTGCGTTTCATAATTTTATGGTTAATGACATATTACAGTATCAGGATGTGTTAGTTGTCCCTGCATTTTTAGAAAGTTTGCCTAATTTAAATTCTTGGTCATTGTGCCACTATGCTGATTTAGAATTACAATTCTATGGTCTAGATCATCCAGGTAACAATGAAAACAGAAAATGTCATTTAACCAAAGAAAATAATCTTATGGTATACAACAAAATTATCAATGCTATTGATAATAAGGATCAAATTTTAAAATTAAATCCTGAAGATTTTGTGCAACCTGCGGATCCTATGGAATGTTATTGGAAATAATATGAAGGAAGATTACAAAGTTATCAAAGGATTTGCAGATGCAGATACTTGCAATCGTATGGTTGAAAAATTAGACGACTTTTATAAAAAAGGTTATAACTTGCCGCCGGATAATCAGTGTCCGTCTAGTCCTACTTTTTATGGAATTTTTAATGACGAATCAAAATTGTGGTTACCTAAAATAGAAGAACTAGTGGAAAAGAAGTTATTTCCAACATACACTTACTCAAGGATTTATACAAAAAATGAAGCGTTAAATCCACATATCGATAGGTTTGAGTGCGAATATAGTTTTACACTTACTTTAAAATACGATAAAAATATATGGCCCATTTATGTTCAGTCTGGCAATAGAGGGCATGAAATTTTATTAGACGTTGGAGATATCTTAATTTATAAAGGTGTTAAAAATCTACACTGGCGGCATGCGTTAGAAAATGATTTTCACTATCAGGGGTTTTTCCATTATGTAGATAAGCAGGGTCCTTATTCTGATAGAAGATTTGACGGACGACATAGTTTTGCGTCCACACAAGAAGTAATAGACGAAGTAATTAGGAGAAGAAATGTATTACAACAGTGAATATCAATACATGACATTTGATGTTCCGCATGTTGTTGAAAATATTGCAGACATTCAACGCATGACAGACATAGGTATTGATAAATTTAAAAGAAAATTTAATGCACGTAATTATGCTGTTGGCACAGACAACATTACCTGGCAGTTTGCTAACTATAATGTGTTTGGTCTTTGTTCTTGTAATCAATGGTTCTATGATATCTATACAAGTTTAATCGACGGAATTAGACAATATCACGAACTAGCGGGTATCGAAAAGCCAAAACAACTATGGTTGCAGGCTTGGATTAACAGTCATAAAAATGGACAGGTTCTTAAAACACATAATCATGATTGGCCTTTACACGGATTTATGGCTATAGATCCTAAGAAAAGTCATACTGTGTTTACAGATAAGCCTAACGGCAAAGAGTTGTACAGAGTTGAAAACAAAGTAGGACAGTTTTACATAGGCCCTGGTAGTAGATTTCATCATGTAGAAATTTTAGAACCGTACGAGGGTGAACGAATTACATTTGGATTTGACTTAGAGCATCGAGATAGAATTTTTGATAACATGGGATTTATTCCAATTATTATATGAGTTATTATCAAACATTTAATTCGTTTGGCTATATTATTGAAGACGTTCCTAAAGAAATTATGGACACTTTGTGGAAGGAAGTTAAAGAAATACAAAAAGACTTTGACCATGCTTCTGCTACTAACCACACGTTGGCTGGTAATATTCAGAGAGAATATTCATTAAAAGACTCCATTTCGGTAGTAGAGCCATTTGCATTTAATGTAGCCGAAACTTATAACGAGCTGTTCAAATATAATTCTAATATCAGCGTGTTTAAACCAGGGCGATTAGATTTCGCTGTAGACACACTATGGGTTAATTTTCAGAAAAAATATGAATTCAATCCAGCGCATACACATCTAGGTCTATATAGTTTTGTAATATACTTACAAATTCCATATGACCTCAATGAAGAGTTGGCTGCAAGTCCTGGGGTAAACTCTAATAAAAATCTAGCATCAGCATTTGAATTTTTCTATGTAAATTCGTTTGGTAAAATAACTAAAAATCCTATATTCATGGATAAGACATGGGAAGGGAAAATGTTGTTGTTTCCAGCAGAATGTATGCACGAAGTACACCCATTTTATACGTCCGACGATTACAGGATTTCCGTAGCAGGTAATATTGCTATCCAAGCCGGATCTAAGTAAATCACAAAAATACCCCACTAAATATTGTCGAATTAAGGAGAATTACATATATGTCTAACAAATTACCAGAAATTTTTTATCTCGAAAACGTTGCAAAGCAAGATGTTTTTGCTAACATTATTGCAGATTTAAACGACGGAGTTTGGAAATACGGTGTTATAAAAATTAATGCCGCTGGCTTTGATATCGAAGATAACGCAAACTTTTGGTCTGTAGATATGGTTAAAAATCGTTGGACAGAAGTATTATTTCAGGATATTATTGACAAACTCGAAGCACTAGATCCTAGAGTCAAAGGTTATAACTTTAAAAGTCTTGACGTTGTTGCCGGCGGCAAAACATTTGGCCTAGACGGAAATATACACGTTGACAGAGAGTTTGAATTTAATTCAAACGGCGACGGTTATATGACAATGTGTTATTTTCCTAATAAAGAATGGAGCCCGGAATGGGGCGGTGAACTGCAATTTTTTGACAATCAAGGAAATATTATAGCCAGTTATTATCCAATGCCTAATACTTGTATTGTATTTGACAGTAACATTCCTCACAGAGGCCTTGCTCCTAACAGAAATTGTACAGAATTAAGAAAATATATTTCTTTTAAGACGTTTGTTAATAAGTTTGATTTTAGTGGCGATATTGAAGCCGAAGTTAAATGATTCAAAATTTATTTGCGTTACCTATCTACAAAACTAATATTTTTGACTCTGATATAGACTTTGGAGTCATAAGGTCTACGCTTGAACAACAATACAAGGAAATAAAATTTCATGTTGGGTTGGAAAAAAATGGCGGTATAAGTACCTACGGCACTAATAGAAATTTGCATGAAGTACCAGAATTTAAAGCATTGTGCGATTTAATTTTGTATCATGCAAATTTATATTGGAAAGTCCTGGATATCAACGACGGTCTGCGCCCTGCAATAGACGAGTGCTGGTCTAATAAACACGTTAACGGTAGTTTTACTGACTGGCATTCTCATAGTATGCACCCTATTGTTGTAAGTTTTTATCTAAGTGCTCCTGAACGTAGTGGAGGAATAGTGTTTACTAATCCTATGGAATACAGTATTACACACATTCCTTACAATCGTCCTGTAGAAGAAAAAATTAATACCACAATTCATATTAAATCAGGCGATGTGTTAATGTTTCCTGGATGGTTGAGACATAAAACTGAAGTAAGTCACACTGATGATGAACGTATAGTAATCACATTTAATTTAAGATACAGCGGAGTATACTTAGATTCTCAACAACCATATCCGGTCGTTAAAGAAACTACAATGCCTGATAATTTTTCAACTCCCGTAATAGTGGAATCGAATAACAGTACCATGGATTATTTGTTTAATAAGTTACATACTCAGGAAATTATTATAAATCAATTAAAAGCAATGCTCACTGGAGGCGCTGATGGAAGATAAAAAAGTACCTCGTGTTATAAGAAACCTTGATACATCGCAACGTAGAGTTCACTTCAACGAAAAAATTTTACTAGTCCCAAGAGAAGTAGAACAAAAACGTTTAGAAATATGCAATAACTGTAAGTCGTATGAAAATTACGGCTGTACTATTACTGGATATTTTATGCCCAAGACCGTAAGAAATAAATCACAAAGTTGTCCTTATGGTAAATGGACTAGTTGGTATAGTTTTAATGATAATTTTAAGGACGAATAATGTCAGTTGTAAAAGTAGGATATACTCCATGGTTTGAAAAATCTCCAAATACTAGCGGACTGGGTCCGCTAAATTATTACGGCTGGAACGAAATTATTCATTTTGATTTAGAAAAGTTAGACACATGGAAAGATTCAAAAGTAGGATTTATGAAATGCCCTGCATTTGTAAAGTATAACGAACAAACATGGGTAATACGTTCTTTAATTGATGTAGAATTGCACTGGGACAAATATAATAAAGTTTTAAGCAGTAATCTTCCAAGTCTTGCACACGATGCTATGGTCAAAGTTCACTGGGGAGATTTTAATCCTGAAGTTGATAAACCTATAGTTGCATTAAACAGCGCCATGCTGTT